ACGTTTGAATACCTTGGTTTTGGTCCAGGTAACTACTCAACTGGTCTACCTGCTAGACAGGAAGTTATACTTTCTGAGTTCCAAGACTACTACGCACAAGCAAAACGTGAAGATGGTGGTATTGTATTCTATACTGGTCTTAACAGTAATGGTGACCTATACATTGGTAATAAGAAGATTGATGCTATTACTGGTGAAGAAACATTCCTAGAGAAAGCACAACTTGTTGCATCTGAAGATGATACAGATACTATTGGTACTCTGATCACATCATTTGATACTCCTGTTACATTTAAAGATAAGATTACTGTTGAAGGTATATCTAATCTCAACAATCAGGTAATTATCAATACTCAGCCACCTGCTGAGACTCCATCACTAATTGTTAGATCTAATCCTAGAACTGATGGTGGTGCAGAAGATTCTACACTAACTAGAACTTCTTATGCTAACAATAATGATGGTGATATAACCATCAGTCGGAATAAAATTTCCTCGGCAATTTTCCACATAAAAGGTCGAGGACCAATAAGCAATCCAGGTCAGGAGTACAGTGTACGTTCTAACTACAATAGGTTAGACGCAACTCCAAATAATAGGACTCCTAATCAGGGTGGTGCTAACTTTATTAATGCTAATCAAGTAGTATCATACTATTCTTCTTCTGACGCAGCAGCTCAACCACAAGCAGGTGACTTCCTTTATAAAGGTGGATCTGTTGAGAACAGTGGTTCACTTGGTTGGATACTTGCTAACTACTACACCAATATTGGTGAAGGTTCTATCTTACAGGTAGATACTAATGGTGGTACTACAGTTAAGATCAAGTGGTCTGGTGTATTAACCAATGCATCAAATGGTATTGCTATGGTTGTCGGTAAGACAATCAGAATCCAAGGATTTACTGGTGCTACTGCTATCAACGGTAAGTGGATAGTCAGTAAGGCAGATCAAACTGGTGCTGATGACGACTTCATTGAGTTTGTTTGCACAACACCTCTTACTGCTGGAACATATGTTTGGGATACTTCCAACCAACCAAATGCTACACTAGAGAGATCCGATGCTAATTGGAAAGAAACTGGTATTATTGGTGGTGAATCAATTAGAACAGAGACTACTTCTCTAGGTGAGTTTAAGGTTGGTATTAACACTGTTGCTCGTACTGCTAAGGATGCTCATCAATATGGATTCCTAACTTATACATCTGGTGGTACTGTTTACGATCAACAAGTACCAAGAGCAAACTTAGATGTTGTTGGTAATGCATTTATTAGTGGTAAGTCCATTAGTAATGCTAACTACATGACTCCTGGTGGAATCACTAAGACTGAGACCAATCTTCATGAAGCATTCTTAGTTGGTGGTTCATCTGATGCTGCTACATCTACTGCTCTACTCAGAGTTTCAACTGCTGAGACTAGAGTTGGTATTAATGCAAGCAGATCTGATCTAGGCGATACATTAACAGTCAAGGGTGGAATCACAACACTAAGTGGTGGTGCTACTCCTAACCTAACACTAGCAGGTGACGCTGCTGTAAATGGTGGAGATATTACCAGTACTGCTACTACATTCAACTTAATTAATGTTACACCAACAACAGTTAACTTTGCTGGTGCTGCGACCACTTTAAAAATTGGTGATACTAATACAACAGCACAGAACTTAGACATTGGTACAGGAGCTCTTGGAATTACTTCCTTGGATATCCACACCAGTTCAACTGATTCAACAGTTAATATTGGTACAGTTGCTAATAGTCTATCAAACAAGTCAGTCATCACACTGGGTGGTGCGTTTGCTAACACTGCTAACTCTACATTTACAATCAAGAATGCTCAGACAATACTTGATGGTAACTTGGATATCAGTGGTAGTGAGATTCAATCTAACTCACAGACTGTTAACCTACTAACAAGATCTGGTTATGCTTCTGTTGTAAACTTTGCAACTAGAGCATCACAGTTTGCTATCGGTGGTGTTGCTGGTACTACAGAGATTAGAAACTCTCTGAAAGTTAATGGTGATACTAATGTGTATGGTGATGTAACCATGCATGGTGGATCCAACAGTGGTACTGTTACAGTTACTAGAGCAAGACTTGGTACAACTAAGGTTGCTCATTCTTCTGGATCACTAACAGATCTAAACGTTGACTTCTACAAGTATGTTGGAGACATCGATGGTAAGGAGATCATCGTTAGTGTTGATAATGCTAATGGAACACTGACTGTCTCACAAAACTATTTTGTAGATGGTAACGCAGTTAGATTCCCTAATGTTGATGGTCTAACTGGAGTCACAACTGGAGTCACATATTATATTGTTAACACAGTTGGTAATACATTCAGGGTATCTACTACTGAGGATCCAGCAAATGCTGTATCAGTAACTGGTACACCAGGCGTTGCAACAGGATTAACACTACAGAATCATATCATTGATACTGGTAGTGGTACTACAACATGGACAGGCAACGCTGCTGATGCTGAATACAGTGATCTACCAATCAATAACGTTGAAGGTATTAACATAGGTGATATCTTAATCATCGGAACAGAATTATGTGAGGTTGTCTCACCTGGTCCTGATGTAACTACTAGAACTGTTAAGGTTAATAGAGGTACAGATTGCACAACAGTTGCAGCACATAATGATAATGAGACTATCTTTAAACTAGAGAAGTCAACAGAAGCAACATACTTAGTTGGTAGATTACCACAGAACTCTACTACACCTGCAATCAGTGCTATCAATGATGTAACTGATACATTCGAGGTCACACTTAATGAGTTACAGAATGGTGATGCAGTTAAGTTCTCCAACCTTGGTAACATCGTTGGTGCTGATGTTACATCAACTTACTTCGTTGTAGGGGCACAGAATGACACTACTAACAACGTCACACGATTCCAATTATCATTAGATCCTGATGGTGCTGGTATTGCAATAAGTGGTACTGCTGGTGCTGCTGTTCTTAACTTTGCTGATGATCTCGTATCACTTGCTGAGTTTGGTGGACAGTTCAGTGCTGATGACTATCTAAGACTAAGTGCTAGTGCATCTTGCCCATCTGGTGAATTTGTACAGATTACTACAGTTAATGATACTAACTCTGAGAAGTTTACTGTTAATAACGGTGCTAATCAAGATAGATTCGTAATCGATTCAGTATACGGTGGAGTTAGATCTAATGTTCTTGGTACTCAAGACTTTACAGTTAATCTATACGGTGATGCAACTAGCAACTCTACTGATAATCAATTCCAGATCATCAATGGAGAGACTACACCTGCTACAAGACTAACAGTTGATAGCGATGGTAAGTTAACTGTTGTTGGTACTGGTTCAGTATCACAACCAAAAGCAATCATCGATAAAGTTGGTGCTGGTTGGTTTGCTGGTGACCTAAGAGTCAACCTTAATAATGTTGCTGGATCTACAACACGTACTGAACTTTCATTACAAGTTGAAAATGCATCTGGTGATACAGACATCGGTGGTAAACTTAGAATAGATGATGATTTCGGAATATTCAGTGGAACTACTGGAATTGATTTCGGTGCTGATTCTACTGCTAAGTTCTTTGTTGATGCACAGACTGGTGATACAAGAATCGGTACTACTGGTTCTTCACTAGGTGATGGAGATCTAACTGTTAATGGTGGTCATGTTACCATCAATAGCACAGCGACTGCTACACCTTCGGATATAGACTTCCCACTACAGATAACAAATCTTGGTGTGAGTGCTAACCGTAACTATAAGATACGTCAGGATGCTGCTATAGATGCATTTGGTGTTACTAAGTTCTACAATGAAAATGGTGGTAAGCACTGGGTGTTTGCTACAACTAACTTAACATGTCAGACTGGTAAGAACTATATGATCTCTATAACTGCTGATACAGTGTTCACTCTGCCAAGTAACGCTGTTACTGGTGATATAATTAGATTTATAGAAGTCGGTGGTGCTTTATCATACGACATTTCACTGATAGTTCGTGCTCCTGTGAGCGTAGCGATTGGTGGTGATACCACTGGTACTCAAGCTGGTGGATTAAGTTCTCCATATCAAGGTGGTGAACTGATAGTTCAAACAAGAAACGCTGGATTCGGATTAGTATATGCTGGAAGTAACGATAGTGGTAACAGTGCAATACCAGCCAACTTTAGAGGTTGGTGGCTCGTGGAGATATAAAAAATGACTACTCACTACGAAACCGCAAGGAAAATGAGTGGTTCTGCAGTAGGAACCATTCTACCTTGGACTGGTGATGCATCAACTATTCCCGATGGATGGGTGCAGTGCAATGGACAGACCTTAGAAGGATCTGAGTATCCAATACTTGCATCTATTCTTGGTAATACATATGGACCTACTGGTGGTCTAAATGCTAGAACATACGACACTTATATTCTTGGTGATATATTCAGACTACCCAATCTAAATGGTAGGGTTCTTGCTGATTATGAACAAGCATACGTTAGTTCATCTGCACAGTATGCACACTTACAAATGGGACAAACATCACAGAGTAATTCTGTTGGTGGTCTCTCTATTAAGACTGGTGAAATTGATTCGTTAAGAGTCAGTGGTACATATACTTTCAGTAATTTAGTTGGTAGTGCATCTGGTAGTGGGTTAACTATTGTTGTTGACGTTGATGTTGTTGGTAGAGCAGCAGTTACGACTATTAGTGCTGCTGGTACAGGTTGGGTTGAGGATGAGACAATAACTATTTCTTCAGCATCATTACCTAATGGTACAACAGACATGGTTATAATGGTTGATTGGATTAAACCATCAGTACAAGATGTTTTATTACCAACTGCAACTGGTGCAACACAACTAATTCAAGGTGATGGTAGTCCTGTATCACCACCTACATCTGTTAATGCTACATCGGATATCAACTTTAATGTATCTGACTCTGGTAATTTAACAGGACAGATAAGAAGTTTTACAGTCAACCCACCATCATATTTTAAGACATTCTATGTGGTTCCTAGAAAATTAAGTAAGGATCACATGCCTAGTCATAGACATTCTAATCCAGCTGGTGTAGCAGGTTACAGGAGAGCAATCCCTGATGGTCCTGCTATTGAAGGATTTCAATGTCCTGATGCTACACCATGTTGCGAGAACAATCAGAAAGAAAGAAGTATCAACGCTGTTGGTACTGGTGACGTTGACTTCTTTAATACTGATGCTGGAGATCCAGGTGGATATGGTCTTGTAACTAGATATCAGTCTGGTGTTACTATTGTTGAAACATCAGGTCCGAAGTTAGGTACATCAAGTACTGCTGGTTCAGTTGGTCAAGCACACTCATCACCACAACCTGTATGGACTGGTCCTATACCTAGACCACTTGGTGCTACATTTGACTGGACTGCTGGTGGATCTAAAACAAACTACTGGGCATCAAACTTAGGTAACTTAACAGGATACAAGAACTGGTATGGATATACTGGTGATGGTACTGGTATGATAGGACAACAAACTGCTGCTGATGCTGTTGCTACTAATTTATTCACTGCTGGTGATAACAACTCATCTAAGACATTTCCTACCACACTAAATCATAACAAAGAATATCATGGTACTCAAGGATTCCACTCACACTATACATTTGAGTTACAAATGAATGCTGGATTCCTAAAAGCTCCAACTATAGTACCAGTCAATAACATTAAAGTAACCAGTGATCTTGCTGGTAATACTAATACAATAGCACCACAAAACATACCATCGGCACTAAATATAACAGTTGATGTTAAGACACCTGCATTGAGTATGATGTATATAATCAGGGCATACTAATGAAGCATTATCAGAAAGAGAAATCAAAATTAGGTAATGCACCTGGAACTATTATTAACTGGTCGAAACCTATTGCTAATACTGACCCTAATGCTGCTTCTAACATAGCATCATTACCAGCAGGCTATTTACCTTGCGATGGTCAGGTTTATAATGCAAATCAATACCCACAACTAGCAGATATTTTAGGTACTGGTGCAGCATCTATCTACAAAAAAGATGACACAACTTTATCTGAGACACAGTTTCAAGTACCTGATCTAGGATCAAAACATATTGAAGCATCAACGTCTGGTAATGTGGGATTACAACGTAACATGCTCAAGACAGTTGGTACTGGTGCTAATGCAAATCAAGTTCAGAGAGCTGGTGTTGGTGTTGATATAATATCTAATATCGGTGATACTGCTACTGTTGGATTTAATGGTGTATTTACAATACCATCACAACAGTTTGCTTTGAATGGTAACATAGGTTGGACACTACCAACTACAACTGAGACAGAATCTGTTGCAGTCAATGGTTTCGGACCTCATATGCATCATACTACTACTAACTGGATTGCTATTAAAGAAGATCCAGCAGTAACTAATAGATCACAACCATCATATATCAGAGCATCTGATACCAACGTCAATGTATATTATGGAGGTAACTTCCCTTTATGTGATGCTAGAGCAAGAGAATATCATTCTGCGATGGATGGTAACTTAACTGGTGACGGTAACTGTAGTGGGTGTACGACATGGAATAAATATTTTATTGGGTGGACAACAGGTGGTGGAACTGGTGGAGGAGGAGGTGCTGCTGCGAGTGGTACTTATTCTTCATTATATACAGACACACTTACTATCACATCAAAAGATGCTACGTCATGGCCTAATAATACTGGTAATATTCCCATAGGTAAAGCATCACCATATGACACTCGTGTAAGTGATACCACATTTACATACCCATCAGCAAGAAACTTGATGGAAGCAACTGAGACACCACCTGGTTCTGATATAAATGATAAGACTTCTCATAGTCATAGAATAACTAGAGAGATAGGTGATACAACATATACTGCTACAACTGACGTTGAGACAGTTAGACCTGATGGTTTGGAAGCAGCAGTAAATATAAGAACAAGCACTATCTCTAAGTTTGATGATATTGTATCACCATATTTTGTCCTAGAATACCTAATTAAATACTAATGGCCACATACAGGAATAAAAATAGTTTTAATCATCACTATTCCGATCAACATGGTGACATGGGTGCTCCTGTCGGTTCTATTATTGCTGTGTATGTCGATAATTATAGCACAGTCAATGGTACTATAGACAAGGATGCAGTAGCATATAACTATCCAGGCTATGTTTATTGTGAAGGACAGGACTTAAATATATCAGATTTCCCATTATTATTTGAAGCAATTGGTAATAAGTATGGTGGTGCTAATCCAAACACTGTAGATTTAACGACTTGGAATGGATCTAAGACAGCAAATACTGGTAACAGTGGTCACACACCTGGTGGTATTGATCTAGGTACATTCAAAGTACCAGATCTAAGAATGAAAAGAATCAATGGATCAGGTGGTATAGATGGTTCTGGTTCATTAACACCTGACGAAGCAGCAATGGAAGTTGGTGATACTGGCGGTGAATGGTATATATCACGAGCACGACAGTTAAAAGAGTATTCATTTGGTAGTGTTAGAATCACTGGATACACTAGTGTAACTGGGTTTATATCTGGTACACTGAGTGGTACAGCAGATATATCAGTTGGTCCGATGGAGGAAAAATTCCTGCAGGGACCACCACCACACGGTCACATGGTATTAGGTAGTGAGCATGATACAAGATCTATCATGGATGCACAGGATACTGCTGGTGTTCCAGATCAACAACCAGGATGGGATACTGGTTATGGTATGGTATTAGAATCTCAGTTACCACAAGGCGATGCTGCTGGTCACTCACACTATCTCGCAGAGTTTAGACCTGCAAGGAATAGTACTAATACATCAATGGATGAACCAAAAGATCAGTATAGTTACGATGTATCTGAGACATATGCTCATGAATATGCTGCACCTGGTAGTACTGCTGCACAAGGTCAGGTAGTATATACCGTACAAAATAATCAAGACACTACTTATAGTTGGGTTTGCCCTACAGGTGTAACATCTGTGTGTGTATTGTGTATCGGCGGTGGTTCAGGAGGTATGTCTGGAACTTTAGGAGGCGGTGGTGGTGGACTCGCCTACAAGAATAACATATCAGTGGTTCCTGGTAATAGTTATAGTGTGCAGGTTGGTCATGGTGGTACAGGTAGTACAGCAGCACCAAACACAGACTACGCCAACGTTCATGGAGGTGATAGTTTCTTCATAACTCAATCTACATGTATTGGTAAAGGTGGTGGTAACTACGGTACACCAGCAACATCAGCAATGGGTGGTGGATTCTATGGTGATGGTGGTGGTAATGGTGGTCATGGTGGAGCATATGGTGCTGGTGGAGGATGTGGAGGATATGCTGGAGACGGTGGTGGTGGATCCACACCTAATGCAGACTCTGGATCTGGTGGATCTGGAGCTGGTGCTCAATGTTCAATTGCTGGTGCTAACAATGGTGCTGGTGGAGGTGGTACAGGTTTATTAGGAATTGGTACTACTGGTTCTGGTGCTAGTGGTGGTACGACTACTGTTAATACGACTTATACTTTGATGTCTGGTGGTGCTGCTGGATCTGGTGGACAAGCTGGAGAGAATACAGCATCACCAACATTAAATACTAGAAACTGGGTTGCGATAAGTAATCTACAGTTATCTTCAGGTGCTGTTGCTGTATGGTCACAGTTTATGTTAGATACTGCAATATATCCAATTGCCCCTACTAATTTTTCTATCAATGATCCTTACCTTGGTGTAACACAAACAGGTGGATATGTATTAGATATTACTTCTGCTACTACAGCTGTTACATTAGAATGTGCTTGTGATAATGAGGGTACGTTTACTTGGTTAGATCCTAATGGTAGTGTAAAAACATCACAAACATTTGGTTCATCAGCTACACCACCTTATACACCAACAACTACTGTTAATATAACAGGTTTGGTTGTTGGACAACATATTCTTACATTTACGGTAAAAAATACTTCTGTTGCTGGTGCTGATACATGGTCAGATAACCCTGCTGGTATTGGTTGGAAGATAACAAGAACTTCTGATAGTAATGTTTTATTAACCTCAAGACAATGTACTGGTGGTGCGTATGGTTATGGTGATGCTAAGGGTGGTGATGGTGGATATCCTGGTGGTGGAGGTGGTGCAAACTACTGGCATTCTGATAATGCTGTAGCATCTGATCCTGGTGATGGTGCTCATGGTGCTGTGAGAATAATATGGGGTCCTAACAGATCATATCCATCTGCAGCAGCAGATGTAGCAACAGGAATTACCGATGAAGCAGTTAATGCTTATGATAACCCCTTTGGTTCATTTAAACATAATGATACTGAGACTAATGAAAATAATCAAACCGTAACATACATTAAGTCGAAACAAATGAACGTAACACCAGCACAAGCAGGTATACAACTCAATGAGGGTACACTTACTATGACTGGTGCAGAGCAATTAGAGGTTTCTGCTGGAATTGTACCTAGACAACCAGTGCCTCTTGTGCTAAAATACTTTAGGGTTAAATATTTAATAAAAGCTTTTTGAATTAGATTATGTCGATAACTGGAACAGGTGCTTCTAACTATATGGAAATGGTGACACCTATTATACCTGTCAATATGATGGGAGATAAGGCAGAGTTCGATGATTTCATCGCTATTTGGCCAAATTTTGTACCATCTGCATTCTGTAATGATCTTATTGGATTCTTTCAGAGGTGGGAGGATGCTGCAGCAGAGAGAAATATAAAGAAAGATCTCAAACCATTAAATAATTTTGCTGGTGAGAACAATGCAATGGAGGGAACTCAGCAGTTTCCTAAGAAAGAATTGGGTAGAAAGGATTATGCTATTCTTATAGACAATCTAGATACCACAATGAATGCTAGGATTAACCAGTATTTACAAGCATGTGTTAATCATTATTGTAATGAGTATGGTGCTTTAACATCTGTACCTCTAACATCATGGCAGAGTAAGATGCAAAAGACACCTGAAGGTGGTGGTTACCATGTATATCATCATGAAAATGGGTCATTTAATGAACAGAATAGAGATTTAGTGTGGACAATCTATCTTAATGATGATTTTGAGGGAGGAGAGACCGAGTTCTTCTATCAAAAGAGAAGAATTAAACCAACTACAGGTACAGTATGCATATTTCCTGGTGGATTTACACATACTCACAAGGGTAATCTAGTACTTAAAGGAACTAAATACATAGTAACAGGATGGTTCTATCAACAACCAGCATAACATGGAATTAAACAATAACACAGTCGTAATAAGAGGTCAAACGAGACAAATGACTCGTGGTAGTACCACTGTTACAATAGATGATGATAGTTGGGATACTTATATCACACCAGTATTATATCCTTTATGGAGTTCAGATAGGGATAAGTTAACCTATTTTGAATATAGTAATGGTGCTGCTGAGTCATGGAAATGTGATAAGCAAAAGTATGTTCGTAATCATACCACTGGTGTTTATTTCTGGAAAGACTATCAGTTCACTGAACCAACCATAGAAAATGTTCGTACATTTGTAACAGCAATAAGAGAAGCATTTGATGCGTGTATATCAGTTAGAAAGAATGAAGTTGATGAGACACTTGAAAGAATTATAGAGAAAGAGAAAGGTATATCATTAGCAAAGGTTAAGATATGGAGAGATTTCTTCTTGCATACATCTGATTGGACAATGCTAGAGGATGCACCTGTTACTGCTGACGAGAAAGTACAGTGGAAACTATGGAGATCTAAGGTACGTGAGTTACCAGCACAGTTTACATCATCTGCTGTTAATCTAGTACAGACTCTTAAGATGCCTATTGATCCAAAGGTTTACAAAGAATACTTTGTGCCTTATAATGCTGGAGTTGACTACCTAGCAACTGATGAGCAGTTTATTGACTTCCCATCTGCTAAGTTTAGTAACCTTGAACGAGTCATGAATGATTGGATTCGTATCGCTCTATTGATTAGAAGACCAACAAAAGGATTCAATGTACCTACTGTATCATCTATCAGTGATCCTATAGAAGCATTAGTTAAAAGAATCGAAGAAGAACAAGCAGCATTACAAGCATTAAAAGATTTGCATTCCTAAATTATGATACGAAGAATGAAATGGTTACCAGAGGCTGCTTGCAGTCACATTGGTAGCTTTTATGATAACTCAGAATTTATTGACGGTAAAAACTCTGGTACAGCAAACAGAGATATTAAACGTAATCAAGAAATGAAAGGTGCAGGTGAGGCTGCATGTATAAAATTATTTTGTGATCAGTGGTGGAAGAGTGGATTTGCAAAGCAAATTCTAACTAAAAAGATTACAACACCTATGTTTGTAAAGTATACAGCAGAGGAGAAAGGACATTATGCATTTCATAATGATGTACCTATGATGGGTACTAAAGATAATTGTGTGAGATCTGATTATGTTATGGTCACTGGTATTAATGATGCTAGTGAGTATGAGGGTGGTGGTTTACAAGTTAGAATGGGATCAGAAACATATGAATATCGTGTTGGTAAAGGTGAATGTATATTCTTTGATCCAAATCAATGGCATGCTGTTACACCAGTAACAAAAGGTGTTCGTAAAGTTTCTATCATGTGGATTGAGACATTGATTCAAGATGATTATGTTCGTGAATTGATATATGAATACCAAGACTTAATGGACTATGCATTGGAGTCAATTGATGTGAATCACTGGACTGCTGATATAGAACCAGCTACATACTTTAATGCTATTAAGTATAAATTGATGAGGAAATACGCTAACAACTTCTAATGGACTATAAAGCACTACAAGACACACTATCCGACTATGCTAAGTTGAAGGGCAAATCATTTATATGGTATGATAGTCCTAAGATGAGAGCATTAGAGAATGCTAGTGACACAACTAAAATCAATACTGTGTGGACATGGTATAAAGATTTCTTACCAGATGTGGTAATGGAAAACTTTAAGACTTCTACCTACGGTACATATCATTACACTGACGATGTATCAGCACAATCAGATGCAGAGGACTGGTTCCCTAAGTCTAGTCTCTGTCCAGATGCAGATCATTACATATATGCATGTGTATTTAATTCTAATGGTTCTCTTGCGTGGGAGAATGTGGGATAACATCAACATCAGGCGGTGCATATTGAGTCACCATCCATGATTTGTGTGCTTGATTGTAACCATGATATTGTATTGCTAAGTCATCAGTACCTTCTAAAGCAGTTCTAAAGTATCCATGTGGTTCTAACATGGGTAGTTTACTATCCTTTTTTGGTGTTAGTTTAACTTCACCTTGTGATATCTCGTAAGGTAAATTATATTCTATACATTCAGGTTCCCAAGGTCTAGTCTTCCATACATTAAACATTAGTGTTACTCGTGTCTCACCTTCAGGTAGTTCACCATATTTACCTACAACACCATGAAAGTATGGTAGTGACCAGTTAATATGTTTACCTAACTTAGGTGATGACCAGAATGACCAGTTATCTTCACCAGTAATATAGAATTGTTTCTTTGACCAATCGTGATACTTATCAAGTACAACAGTTGGTTGACCCCAGTCACTCAGGTATGTAACAGTAGAGAATGGTGCAGATCTATACTCACCACTTCTTCTTGAATGACCTAGATCACCATCAACATGAAACTGCCATTGTGTATTAATATTATTATGTGTCCTTATCCACCACTCAGCACCAATATAACTATGGAACACGTGATGCTGTCGTGCTGAATGATATATGAAATTCTCAATTAAATTTTGTGGTGGTCTTTCAAATCCATACCACCATGTCTTCTTTTCTTCTGGATCATGTGCTATAATATTATCAGACTCAGCACGTAATCTAAGTGCGTCCTCTTCAGTGAGATAGATACTGTATGATTCAATCGTCATGATTAATTACCAAATTCATCCTATATTCCCCACTATTATTTACCAATGTAGTATGGGCAGTCATTGGTGTGATATCCTATCAAGTAAGAAAGAATATCATTTCGATCCATCTAGCGGTGCTCTGACTGGTGAGACTAGAGACCTTGGTCTAATGCATCATGATCCTGACTTACAAGATTTCTTTGGTCAGGTCACTAATACTATTATAGCATGTTTAGATCAAGCAAGCATCAATACTGATGTAGTTGAACCAGCGATCATGAAAGCATGGTGTACTATGATAGATGCTAGTGATACTATGAGAGCACATACTCATGCATGTTCTGACCTATCATTTGTATACTATGTGGATCCACCAGACAATGCATTGATCAAGTTCTTGAATCCAAATAGAAATCCCAACAAGTATTTTGATGGTGCATATGATAAGGAACCAATACTAGGGGAGAAGAATTTCATCAATGCTAGTGACTATACAATGGGTGTACAGAGGGGTGATATAATCATATTCCCATCTAACATACCACATTGTACAGTGGGCGGTGGTCAAAGTGTCCACCTTAGATCCATTGCTGGTGATATCAAGCTAGTATTGAAGCATGATTACACCAGTTTAGACACTGGTTTGATCAATCCAGCACACTGGAGGGTTGTGCAACCTAACAAACTGGCACACTCACCCAACACAGACCCATGAAACCTGTTATATTAGGTACATGGGAAACAAAGAGAGGTTCCTGACTAGTCTGACTTAGAAGCAGACACATGATGTT